CATAATACTAAGTGGAATGGTAACTTATCTGAACTCATTAAGGCAGGCTTACAACGTGCCAAGAAAGAAGGGAAACGTATACATGGTACACCCGAAGAGATGGAAAGATTACACGAGATCAAAAGAATAGAATATTTAAACTATTGTAAGAGACTTCTACCACACCTTGATCCTTGCGTTACACGCAAGGAACAAGCAAAGATATTTCAGTCATTAGGCTTTCAAAGATTCAGAAAATATAGAGGAACAACAGGAGTGTGGGACGATCACGGAGTGTTAAAAGTTATAAGGTGTCTGATAAGAAACAATCTATACAAGGAGTAAATTATGAAGGGTATGAAAATGAAAATGAAGAAAGCTTATGCTGCAAAGAAGAAGCCTGCTGCTAAACCAATGGCGGCTATGAAGAAACCAAAAGCTAAAAAGAGAATGAGTTACTAACATGTCTTTTGAATATGCAGAAAGCAAAGAAGAAGATGTCGTTATTATGGCGAAGACTATCTGGGGTGAAGCACGAGGTGAATCAGACGAAGGCAAGATAGCTGTAGGATGGGTCATCAGGAATCGTGCAGAGCAACCTTGTTGGTGGGGTAAATCTATTGCTGGTGTATGTTTAAAGAAATGGCAATTCTCTTGTTGGAATCCTAATGATCCCAACAGTGGAAAGATAGCAGAACTGAGTGATGATGTTTTGTCTCCCTTTGTTAACATCGCTAATTCAATTCTTGAGGGTAGCGTAGACGATCCAACGTCTGGAGCTACCCACTATCACACCGAAGCTGTTGATCCCAAGTGGGCAATAGGCAGAGAAGCTACCTGTGAGATTGGGCATCATCTTTTTTATAAGGATATAGGATAATGTGGCATCTATTAGCAAAGCCTCTACTAGGCGTAGTCGCAGACGGAGTTAAAGGCTTCGTTGATACGAAGAAAGCAAAGGCTGAACAAAAACTAACAAAGATTAAAGCTGAAACAAAACTGATGGAAGATCAGATTAAAGGTAAGGTAGCTTGGGAACAGTCTGCTGTTGATCAGATGAAGGGATCGTGGAAAGATGAGCTGAGTCTCATCGTCTTACTGCTTCCTGCCGTGTTGGTTTTCACACCCTTACAGGATCATGTGCATAAAGGCTTTATCGCCTTGCAGGATTTGCCGTCATATTATCACAATTTATTATACATAGCCATCTCAGCAAGCTTCGGAATTAAGGCTGGAGCTGGAGCCATGAGTCTATTCAAGAAGAAGTAATACGTGTGTCAGTAATCTGACACAGTGAGACAGTAACGTAGACACAGGTGGTACATGTTGTGTGTCGGTTGTTGATACGTTATGAAATTTTTCCTAGTTATGCGTAGAGTTGTGTCACAAAGTTGTTTGTATTCCTCCGTGACAGGGCAGCGTTCTAACCAGCTGAACTACTCCCGCAACTGATTAAAAATCCATATAAACTATAAGGTTTTGATTGTAAACCGCCTTTACGAGAGGCGGTTTTCTGTGTCTAATACTTTAGTTATTTATTTGTATAGTAGTCTAAGACAACTTATTTACTATATCTGCATGCTCTTTCTGTGTCAGCTTGGTATATCTACGCACCATGTTAAGGTTAGAATGTCCCATCAAATCAGCGATTGTTGTCTCTGCTGTACCCAACCTTTTTAATTCAGTTCCGTAGGTGTGTCTATGGTCATGTACCCTATAGTCTTTTATGCCTAACTTTGCACAGATACGATCATTTCTTTTCCTCAACCATACAGAGGAGAAAGGCTTACCTATATATCTTCCTGCACTCTTATCTTGATGCACAAACACGTACCCAGATTTAGGTAACGTCATGCTACTAAGTAATGCTTGAAGCTTTAAGGGGATGTTAACTGTACGTACATTCCTCTTACCATTCTTTCCTTTGTAAGAAGTTTGTATAGTGAAGTGATCAGCAAACAAGTTATGTCGTTGAAGCTTTCTCGCCTCACCTGCACGTACACCACTATACAGAATGAAGGTGAAGATACCTATCTCGTCACCCTTGAGTTCATTGAGATAGGCTTTCTTCTCATGAGGTAATAGGTTTCTATCCCTCTCATCATCTATAACTGTAGGCATCATTACTTTAGGTAATTTAACCATCATACCTAAGTCACATGCACGATTAAGAATAGCCTTCAATATATTTAAGTCTCTCTTCATCGTACTAGCTTTATTATTCTTATGAGTAACATTGGCATACTCTTGTATGTCTAATGGTGTCATTGAATCTAATTCTATCTTACCAAAGTATTTACTTTGTCGTCTGACCAGTATCTGATCAGACTCCCCTACGCCTTCTTTGCGTGCAAGATAATTATTGGCTGCAGCTTCAAATGTATTTGAAGTTGTAACAGTTCCTCCCAACATACTTATTTTCTTTGCAAGATATAAATCAGCAGCCGACTTGTTTGCTCGTGCAATACCTGTCGACTCTCTGACTCTTTCTCCATCCACATATCCATATATGTACCAAGTGTTATTACGTAATTTTAATTCTAGTTTCATGTGTGTGCCTCCTATTTATATAAATGTTTGTTCACCTTCCTATCCTTACTATTCCACTCAAGATCCCATCTCTTTGATAGAGTAGTCATTGCAACGTATTGATCTTCTGCAATGTCGTTGAAAGCTGATCGCATGTTCAACACAATTAAAGATCGCTTACGTACACCAAGCTTATCCATGATTGCTTTCACATGTATCTTGACAGTATTCTCTGACACATTGAAACGATCAGCAATCTCATAATTACTTGCACCACGTAACAACATCTGCATTACTGCATGTTGTTTAGGTGTCATCTTTGTCATGACTGCAAATGCTTGATTGTTATCAATCGCACTTGATTCTATCTGTTGATTTGTTTTGGGGATTTGTAAGGGAGTTGAATCACTCTCCTGTCTGTGAAGGAAGTTAGAAGCCGACCCTATGGAGCGTGACATAATGACAAATGCTTGTTCCAATCCGAGTAACCTTCTCTCAACTTCATCTAAACGAAGTACCATTTCTTTAGACATCTTATTCATTCCTTTCAATTTAAGTTATGTTCATGTACTCTAATGAATACATCTAAGGTTATCAGTAAGCCTATCTATACAAATTGTCAAGAATTCTATAGAGGAATGATTACATGTACTTACCTCGGTAAGTTTCGTGTGTGTGTGAGGGGAAAAAACGTAAGTTTTTCCCCCTCTTTTCGAAAGGAAAATCGAAAAAAACAATGATCATAAATGGTACTTATGATTACTGTATGGGAATCATTACATAAAAAAAGTTGTGAATAAAAGAGGGTAAAAGTACACATATCTGATACATGTACTTTTTTTATGTACTTGGTATTAGTTTCTAGTTTTAGGTTTACTTTTACGTGCGTAAATTGTCGTTAATACAGGTAGTAAAGATTGTATACCCAATGCAAATCTTTCTTTCATGTAGTAATCATACTCTTTGATTAGTAGTATAGAGGGTTGTATAAAAACTTTACGCTTATCTCTTTTACTATTTTTGTATTCAAAGAATAATTTAGTCTCAACACAATGATTAATAAATTTCATTGCTCCCTCTTTGCTAAACCTCATCATTACTTTAGATAAGTCTGACTTACTTACTAAGTTTTGTTTCCAATGTTCTTCCATTAGATAAACAAGGCATTTGAATTTGTGTGCGTTATCAAAAACATGCAGCATACTTTTCTTCTTGTAGTAAATAATATCAGTTTGTTTTCTTAATACACGAGTGTAATAAAGAATGTCTTCATCAGCAAACCAAGTTGAAAATTCTTTGATAGACAATCCCATTATCTTTGAACACATTGTTTCAATGTCGTGATGTAGTCTGTCTTTATCTATTGCTTCATTCATGTGTGTCTCCTTTTCAATTCACTTCTAATAAAATTTAAAATAGATTTATTTATCTGTCAATCTATTTTCTCTATTGTTACATCATCATAGCCATCTTCGATCCATTGATCGTATGCTTTTTTTGCGTCTTCATAATTAACGTAGTGATCATCACAACCACCAACCCATACTATCCATTGCATACTCATGCTACCTCCTCTTCACAACTGCAAGTATCTGGAATTTCATTATCGCCTAGCATTGATGACCATTCATAACCACATTGTGTACATGTCCACCTTCCAAGTATTTCAATAATTTTACTCATCTTCATCCTCCTTAAATCTATCTGTTACATAAGTGTGATCACAACCACCAACTTGATATCCAAGCTGTGATAATTGTGAGCAACACTCATCTATAATCTTCCATACTTCTTCATCATTATTAACAACAGATATTGCGTCATCATCATTCTTTGCATCAACATCTATAAACATATCAAGTGTTGGAAATACTCTGTGCATTTTACTCATCTATTTTCTCCATTAGTTTTAATAATTTTTTGTATTCTTTTTTATCTTCTTTAAACCACCAATCATCTATGTCTGTAGATGTAGCGTTGTGACCATTGTGATATTTACTTTCAATGGCACGTAGTCTTTCATTAATTTTTTCTTTAGTCATCTTCATCCTCCTCAATTTCAAATTCAAATCTTTCATCTCCGATGTACAACTCTTCATCTTCTTTATCAGCTTTAGACAAAGTCAAATCTTCCCAGTTGTTTATGCAATGCATGGGTACGTAGTTAGTATTCTCTTGCAATACATCATCAGTAGATGTTGCATACTCACCAGAATTTTTTAATTCTTCATAAACTTGTTCAGCAAAAAAAGACAAGTCATCATCACCTCTGAATCTCCACTCAAGAAAATTATCTTTATCAACCAATACTTTTTGAATACTCATGCTACCTCCAACACTGATTCTATTTCACAAAATAATTCTTTCCCTTTTTCTGTATTACGTGTTCCATCCTTTACGTCTGGATCATCCTCAATAAATTCTGCTGTTGTAGAATCATCTAAGTATTCCATGAATACAAAATAAAGTTTATCTGCTAATGCAAACTTTTCTTCATTAGTCATGCTACCTCCCTGTGTAGATTTTCTTGTATAAATTTTGGTTTGTTAACGTTTGTCCACTCATGCATCGCTGTCTTTGCATGTGTGTAGTATCGTCTGTATGATTCAACTGTTTGATCAAACGTGCTGTAATCATCTGACTTGTATTCATCAGGCATACACAATGGTGGTAGTGTAAAGTCGTGCTTAGGAAATACTTTGTATATCTTATCACTCAGTATGCCAGCGATTGTAATGTCGATGATCGCATCGATAGACTTATGTGATGTACCTACACGATGATGCCACTGATTAGATAAACCAGTGGCTAACGTGATAGCATATTCAAAGTTCCCAGATGAATCGCCAACCCATCTTGTCATCGGATGATTTTGATATGCCTCCTTGTAAGGTGCAATCTTTGACAAGCCATGCCGATGCAAAGCTGTCGATGTCATCTGTGCAATTTCTAATATGATTTTGCCAACATGCTTGTCGCCATACATCACACTTGATTGCATAGGATTTTTATCTAAGAAAAATATATTCATCGCTTACCCCTATTCTCTCGTTCAGTTATTTCTCTGATGTGTACCCAAACGTAGTTAGGTTTAAGTGTTGGGTGTCTTAATCTTAATAACGTTAGTATCTTTCGTATCAGTTTCATGTGTGTGTCTCCTGTGCAAGGTTTCTATTCGTGAGTCTAAGTCTTTTACTAAGACTTTCACATTGCGTGGAATGTGTTGCACAATACACACTCCACTATCAATAATAATTTCAACTGTATTTCTATCTACCTTCATTCAACCTCCTTAATTGGTGAATAGTATTGCGATGTATCTGGATCATAGATGACACCTGTCTTGATACAATCTCGTAACCATGATCGTAACCCAAAGTAATGCTCATCTGTTATGATGATACCTTTGTCATCTAATGGTTTGATCAAGCTTGCAAAACTAGACTCGATCAATCTATTGATCTCGTCAGTAGTCATACGAGAATGTGTAGCTTGATAACTAGGCTTAGGCTTTGCAACTTTAACCTTTTTCGTAGCAGGCTTATCGTATGCATTGTCTCGTATACTATCTGGTATAGTGAGAAGAGTATCTTCTTCTTCTATACCATCAAGCCACGTATCATGTTCGTAATCAGTATCGAATATACTTGATTGTTTTGGTTTAGTTTCAACACCCATCAACTTGTCTAGCTGTGAGTCACCTATAGTCTCGTCAATATCTTTAGTCATATATCCTCCTATGCATAATCAAAAATTGACATAGCATCATCAAACTCTTGAGATGCTTGTTCCTGTTTAGCTACTTGTTCCTTATGAACTTCATCATCTACTGGTAGCATGATGCTTTCGTACATGATGTCGTAGTGACCTCTTGCAGATCGATATGAACTTCCATACTGAAAGCCTTGCTTAGTATATCTATAATTATCTGATCCACTTTTCCACTCTTGTTCAGTGTTAGAGTACCAATGTCTCTGTGTTTCTATTGGTCGATCGCTCTCAAACTCTACATTGATTAACTCAAAATATTGTTTGTTAGTTTTGATAAACTTAGTACCAATAGGTAACCCTCGTAGGTCAATATCTTTTGTTTTCATACGAGGAAAAGTAATGGTGCTTGGATCAATCTGATTCTTATCTTTTGATTGAGTATCCCAACCAGAAATTGGTGTAGTAAATGCTACTACCTTAGCTGTTCTACCCCAACCCCACCTTGCGTGCGTCTGGTTAGTACCCATGAGACGTACAACTGCACCACCATAAGTCTTAGCATGTGTACCCACTGGGAAGTATTGAAATAAGAAGATAGGTTTACCTTCTACTATCTTTGGATCTATCGTAATTTCTTTTGACGACATGTAATATTACTCCAATTAGTTCGTGATTTGTTTTGCTTACTTTCAGTTCATCTGAATTAAGCCATACCTCTCTCCATACTCGAGGATGTTGGACACCGAACTTAGCTATCCAACTTGTAGGTATTGTATACTTGCGAAAGATTTTCATTTCATCTGCCTAACCTTTTGCTTATCAGCTTTGATTAGATCAGCGTTGTCGATAACAAATCTTTGACCAAGTAATCTCTTTGCAATCTTATCCATCACTGCTTTAGGTAAGTCATCGAAGTTATGTATGACTGCATAATCTGGATAGAATTGTTTGACTGCCTCTGATGCAATGCCAATACCTATGACATCAACACCACTGTCTACTGTATACTGCACTGCATTACGTAGATGATTATTCTCAGCTTTAGTTCCTAGATCACAACGTGATGCAGGATAGCCGTCACTCAGCACAAGTAACACCTTACGTTTCTGTCTTTGCTTAAGTAATCTTCTAGTTGCTTGTAGTACAGAACACCCATCAGCATTTGCACCACCACATCGTGAAGCTACCTTCAACATGTTACCTAGTGACTTGCGTGCTTCTTGGATACGATCCTTGAATGACTTGTAGATAAACATGTCAGTAGGCTCACGTCTTCCGTAAGCTGTCTCATCTTCATAGTACATCTTCCTCTCAACCTTTGTAAGAAAGTCAGACTGTGTAGAGAAACCAAGTATCTCAAGTTCACAACCAGTCTTGTAAACACTCTCAGTCAATCCGATACATGCTTGCATAGCTAGTCTCATCTTGTCACCATGCATACTACCAGAGTGATCAACAAGTATTGTAACTGCTGTGTCTATCTCCTTGATACTTTCCTTAATCTTAAAGACATTTGGATAGCCATTGTATGCACTAACAAGTCGCTTGGTATCTAGTCTGCCAACCTCATGACCACTATCCCAACCTCTCAGTTGTGTAGCCATCAATGATCTCTCAAGCTTACGTCTCATGACACCAAGTGAACTACTCATCTTGGATACTGCAGACTTATACTTTTCATTACCTTTCTCATCAGCCATGTATTTACCAAAGGTAAAGTCTTCATGATAATCAGACATGTACTTATTGTCTTGATCAGTAGCATGATGATACTTGTCACTTGATGTACTCAGAATACGAAATGGTAAACCATCTTTGTTCCTGCTACTATTCCTGTCTGGCATCTTCTCTCCAACAAGTACCTCTTCAATGTCAAGACTAGGATCGATTGGATCAACACTTGTTGAGCTAGGATCACTCGCTTCATGACCACCTTGCTCAAAGTCTTTTTTCTTACCAGACTTAGAGTCATCTTGTGATGTGTTACCCTGAGAGTTGTTTGCATTACCTTTACTCCCTGCTTTTTTACCTCTCTTGCTACCATCTCCGAATATGACATTGGTTAACACCTCTTCCATCTCTGGCTCACCATTGTTTTTACGTACCATGTCAGCAACACTGATCGCAGCTGTGATCATGTCTTTGGTATCTCGCATACCATCAACCATGTCTGTCCAGTTCTCAACTTGCTTACGAATGTCATCAGGTAATGTATCCAAACATTCTTCATTACCTGAGTTGTATCCAAGTCTACGTCTGCCTTCCCATGTGATAGCAACTGCACCAACCTTACGATCATCATCAGCAATGCTTGCATCTTTGTCATATGCTTTCTTGTAAGCACGATTGACTGCTTTAGCTGTTGCCTCAAGGTTACGTTTACTACCAGAGTATTCATCAGTGATGACACGTTCGATACGTACATCTTCCAATGCATTCATGAAGACAGGTAAGTATCTATCATCACATAACATAGCCTCATGTACTGCCTTAGCATACAACTCATTGTCAGTGTGTTTGATATGACCAGCCTCATGATCAACGTAGCCACGACCAACTGATACTTGTTCTTCAGTTAAGTCTTTACCTTGTGGCAACGCAGGCATCCATATTGTACTGCCGTCTGTCTTAGCTTCAGTGCCTGCAAAGACGACAGAGATATCATGTTTCTTACCAAACGTACGTGCAGCAGCATCGCATGATTGTTCAAATACATGAGTAGGTATTCCCTTCTCCATATTAATCCTCGTATTTAAAGTTAAGTGGTTTGCCAGATCCCGTGTCGAATACACGTTGAGCAATCTCACTTATGTTTGCAAAGTCTTGATGACCACATCTGTTAAGAATAGATTTGGTAATCGCAAAGGTAAGTGCCGCATTGTGATTACCACCCATCATAGGTAGAAAGAATGTGTACATCTTTGCACATGTCATCAAACCTCTGATAGATGTTGTCATGTAGATTGTACCATTCTTGAATGCATCACGTATCTCGTTAGCAAACTTGACCATCTGTTCAGCAAGCTTTTGATCCAAGCCTGTTGCCGATGATACAAGTAAGTCTCTCTCATCTATTGGTCGTAGATAAGGTACTGATGTAAACACATTGAATCTATCTAGGAATGCAAGTGATTGATGTCTTGCACCTTGATAACTTCCTGTCTCATCACCTTGACCCTTGGTGTTAGCCGTAGCAAAGATTCTGAACAACGGGTGTGGCTCAATGAAACGATCGCCATCCTCTAAGATAGTGAAGCCTTTGTTTTCCAAAGCACGTTGCAATACATAAGCAACATCTGGTCGTACAAAATCTATCTCATCAAGACACAAGACAGTAGGTGTTCTGACTGCTTGTGGTATGATACCATCTATGAATTTAGATTTGGTTGATCCACTCTCTGACATGAGTACCTCTCTGCCAACTAAGTCTTGACGAGTAATCTCACTATCAAAGTTGATACGTTTGAATGGATAACCAAGCTTGGCACATATCTGTTCAAGTAATGTTGTCTTACCTGTACCAGTGTGACCAGATAGATAACCTTTCTGATTATGTAACAGACAATACAATACATCTGATACTAACTCTGGTCGAAACACATAGTGTGGATCAAGCTCAGGTACATCAGGGTTAGGTTTCTTCCATTTGAATGTAGGCACTTCGTAATCCAATGCCTTCACCTTCTTACCTTGATTGTTTACAAAGATGTCCATTGCATTTTGCATGACAACTTCAGCATCAGCCTCGGTGATTGGTGTGGAAGATTTGTTTGCAGAAGGTGAGGAGTTTGCAACAACCCCAGCAGGAAAGCTTGGAGTCGATACTTTCTTTTGCAACTCTTGTATGGTTTTGTCTTTCTTCTCCATGTCAGCTTTGTGATTCTTTACATTGATGACACCTCTGTTAGCAGCATCAAGTATGTCACCTAATGTAAGTGACTCACCCATAGATGACATGAGAGTATTAACAACGTCCAATGTCTTAGCTTCAACATGTAAGCTATCATCATCATTAGGTGTTGCTGTTTCTACTTCATCATTCTCCATGGACAAGAGTCTTGGTAGTCTCATCAAATCACACATGTGTTCAAGCTGTTCAGATATCTCATGGTCATGAGGTTGTATCTGTTCATAGTCAGGTGCATTGTTTGCACTTTCACGAGACTTAAGTATAGCTCTGAGTGAGTTCCAACGTGGATCTGCTTGGTGTACTTCTTTCAATGCAAACAATATATAATCTGTCTCTTGTGAGTCTAAGTATTGCTTGTATAATTTTTCTACTTCTTCTCTATCATCATCGATGTTACGTTTTTTTGATTCATGACGTGAACGTAAACTGTCATACAACTGTATGAGTAGTTCAAGAGATAAATCTAAAGTAGATTTTAGTCTGGATTCTGTATCCATATAACCTCCGAGTGTGTGTTGATGTGTATTTGTAAATAAACAAACAGCCTAATGCTGTACAAATACACATCATCAAACAGGTTGAAGAAAAAACGAGCGAAGAATAAACCTCAGCCTGCTTGATGATATGTAGTTGTGGGGGAAAGTTATGTAGTTGTGATCATGTTACCTCAATTCAGTTCAGTTAAGTTGTGTGTGTGTTGTGTTTAGAGTACACTAATTGTATTTGTATGTAAATGGGTAGTTTGTTTGGATATCACATTTGGCACTACCCAAGCCAGAGAGTTAAGCCAATACTCACAAGTCCAGTTCTTCAGCATAGCAGGATTACTGTATCGCCTTGAGAAAGCCTAGGGACTCGCACCCGTCGTTATGACTTTGTCACTTTCTCCTAATCAAGATTAGAAACCTCACTTGGCGGTACGTTTACACTAATCTTGAAACCCTAGATTATAAGTTAATTAATTATTTTTATTCTAAAAATAATAATTAACTAATGGTTTCTTTTTGAAGCCTTGTGTCTATTGCGTCTATGATTTTCTTAGCAGACTTTGCAAGCTTTGCATGCAATGATATTTTATCCTTGTGACGCTGTAAAACATCTTGTCTTTCTTGTCTTGTGCCATCAGGTAACACAGGTTTGTTCCCAATCTTAGCCCACATGCTTGACATGTTTGCTTTTCTTGCAGACTCAAGCAAGTCTCTGACACATGATAAACAATGGTCTTGTAGTTGATCGCCTGCCACGTCACCTTTGTATTGATGACGTGGATAATCTTTGTCGCATGAATTACATATCATTGTGGTCACCTAAGTATGCAGTATACATGCCAACACCTGTCATTATCGTCATACACAGAAATACAGAAAACATTTCTCCATGTACCCACCATTCTCTGAACGCAAGAAAGGTAGCTACAGCAGATGTAGTTGTAAGTAGTATGCATATAAATCTAATCATAAAAACCTCGTGTGTGTTTGTTTGTGGGGGAATTATGTCGGCTTCCCCCTCGCCATGTCATCGTTTATGTGCCTGTGTGAAAACCTCACCATATGCATGGATATATCCATGAGTTAATCTCATGAAGTTAAATGTTCTCACACAGTATGCACGCATACGCATCTCCTGTGGTAAACTCTAGGGGAATAATTTCCCCTAGAGGTAACGTAATTACTTACTGCTATGCAGTAAGTAAGTTGATTAATTCAGCTTTGGTAAGCCTTGCGTAATTCGTACCTGCTGGTGTACCTTGCTTCTTAGCAAGGTTGTGAGTAGCAGTCGCCAAAGCTTTCTTAAGCTTTGGTGTAGGTGAATTCGCAACACGAGCCGTAAGCATGGCAACAGTTGCCTGTTGCTGTGCAACAGTACGAGGAGCCGAAGGCGTTTCAGCCTTAACCTCAACCTTGGTCTTTAGACCAAGGTCAGACATCTTCGCAGCACGACACAAGTCAACAGCAAAGCTGTCAGACGTACCAACAACTGAAGTACCTTCAGTTGGAGATGTAGGAACGAAAGGCAATACCTTGCCTTTACGAACAACACCAAAGCCTTTGCCGTTAGGCAAAATACGAAGTGGTCTTGAAGCTGTAGCAACTGTGTTGCCTGTGTTGTTAACGAAGTTAACAGTTACGTTTGTAGATGAAATATTCATGGGAATCCTTTCCGTCAGTGAATCGTAGATTCAAATCACACCATGTGAAGGGAATCGAAGATTCAGTTTTTCATCAGATTCGAGAGGTGGTAGGTTTTATACCCTCTCACTTTGAGAGGGTTAAAACCATAACCAAAATTTGCCGTTTTGTGTCGGTCTGTGTCATGATCGTGTGTCACAACGAAATGCCGAAAAGTTTGTTGCAAAATCGCTAGGTTATGGGTTTTATCCCCTCTTATTCTAAGAGGGGTAAAACCCTATAAAAATCGGCTTCTCTCGTGTGCGTCTGTGCAAGACGACAGCTTACCACATTCAAGGGTATAACCCTTGATGTGACAGTATTTTCATGTGTGAAGGTTATCTTTTTGCCTCTCGTAGAGAGTAAGCCGAAACGTTTGGAAACCTATGTAAACAACCTTAATAAGGTTGTATACAGCACCAGAAACCCTACATATCCTGCAAAAAACCTAGGTTTTTCCTGTGTCAACATGTGTGTCACGCAAGACATGGGGGGCGTACCCTGCGACCCGACGACGGCATGTGCCACGTTGCTGTTCGATACCTACATAAAATTCTGCAAAACTAACAACTTCTGTATTGAAAAGGAGACACTATATGGTTGTAACTAATAGACAAAAAGACTTTAAAGAAGCAAAAATAACTGAAGAGGATTTTGCTAAGGCTATACAAAGCCTAGACTTATCTGCAATCTCTGATCCTGAGAAAAAGAAACAAGCTATTATAGAAAGAGTGTTTCAAATAATGGCAGAAGAAATCAAAGACACCCGTGCCAAAAAAAAATTGCAGGATGAATTGAAAACTTTGCAATATCATAAAAGACAAATGGGAATATAAATGCTGTCTCGTCAAGAAGCTGCAAAGCGACTTCTCGTATTACGTAATGCTGAAGAAACATTTTTGGGTTTTGTTAAAATGCATCACCCTAAATTTGCTTTAGCAAAATTTCAACGAGACTTAATTAATAAACTAGACGCAGTTGAAAGAGGTAAATGTAAACGCCTGATGATTAACATGCCACCAAGACACGGCAAATCATTTCTCGCATCCTGTCTCTTCCCTGTCTACTATGTTGGTCGTAATCCTGAGCGTGCCGTCATGTGTGTTACCTACAACTCAGAATTATCGATGACATTCGGAAGACAAGTTAGACAATACGCAAAGGATCCCAATACTCTACAAACATTTCAACACATGGAATTATCAGCAGACTCTCGTGCCGTAGATAACTGGGGTACAACAAAAGGTGGTGTCTACTATTCTATCGGTTTAGGTGGTACAACAACAGGTAGACGTGCCAACCTACTCATCATTGATGATCCTATCAAGTCTCGTGAAGATGCAGACTCTGCAACACAACGTAATAAAGTTTGGAATTACTATGTAGCTTCCCTACTCACTCGTCTACAACCACTTGACTCACAACCACCAGCCGTCATCTGCATTGCTACTCGTTGGCATCCAGACGATTTATGTGGTCGCATCCAATCACAAGATGATTGGAATGAATGGGAACACATAAACTTTCCTGCTATCATTGATACAGAGTCAGATAATGAAATACGTAATCCAGAATACGCACACCTACCCTTAGCAAAAGTATCTCGATACAAACGCTACATCAAAGTAAAGAAACAAGTACCTCTATGGGAAGAAAGATTTCCTATGACAGATTTACGTAAAATGGAAAAACTAAATCCTCGTGAGTTTGCTGCACTCTATCAACAGTCACCATACATCAAAGGTGGTAACATGATTAAAACAGAGTGGTGGAAATACTATGATAAAGAAGACATTGACTTCGATAAATTTCCTACCATCATCATTGCATGCGACACAGCATTTAAGAAAACATCGACTGCCGACTACTCCGTAGCCGTTGTCGCTGGATTAGATAATCAAGGTGACATCTACATCATTGACATCAAACGATCACGTTATGACTTCCCTGAATTAAAACGTATGTTAATCACACTCAACACTAAATGGCGTGGTAGAGGATTGCGTGGCATACACATAGAAGACAAAGCATCAGGAATGTCACTCATACAAGAGTTAAAAAATCAATCAGGTATGGCAATCATTCCATACAAAGTATCTTCCGATAAGGTATCTCGTGTCTCTGCTATCACCGATTTAATAGAAGGTGGTAGAGTCTTCTTACCTAAAGCAGCAGTATGGCTTGATGATTTTATAGAAGAAGCAGTCTCCTTTCCTAATGGTACACATGATGATCAGATAGATGCTTTATCAATGGCATTAGATAAATTATCACGAATGACATTCAATGCAGGTGAATTAGAATCAACACCACTCACATCAGTAGGATCATTACTAAGCGAATTGAAAGAGAAAAAAACAACATGGTTTGGGTGGGGTGAATAAGGGACGACATACTTCCTTTTTTTCTTCTATTTATAACATTTAATCAGGAGCAGCATGCAGGGTTACAGAGAAAAGATAGTTAACGATGAATCTAATGTCGTAATAGATTTATCACGTCACATTGATAAGCTAATGAAGTATGAAGATATATCTTCAGACTTAAATGATGAAGAGGAACACAAGATAGTTTCTTACGTTAAATCAATGGTAGACATGTCTCATGAAAAGATAAGAGGCAGATACGATCACTGGAGAGAAACAGATAAGGCACACGATGTTTACGTGGAGCCAACACAAACTAAGTTTAGAGAAAAAGCAGTTATAGCCGATACTCGTGCAGTGGCTGACACAGTAACAACTTATTTGATGTCTGCCTTAGCTGGTAGAAACCCCATGTTTATGTTGGAAGGTTTAAATCGTAAGTCAAGAAAAGTTGCTGCTGTTTTAGAAAGAGTATTACATCAACACATGAGACGTACAGCAGGTGAAGCAAGAATGGCACAGATGCTTCTTGACTCTGTACGATATGGTTTTGCACCAACAAAAATAGTTTGGGATAATAAAACAAACCAATCTAAAATAATTAACTTTGATCCACGTAGAGTTTTTCCTGATCCTCGTGTTAGTTGGGGTGACTGGGAAAGTATGCAATACATTGTATGTTCCGATTTCCAATCATATAACTCTCTTATACAAACAGGTTTATATCCTAAGTTAAAAAAGTTTCCGTCACTCAGACAACTTGCACCAACAAAAGCATCGTGGTCGGCACATCGTTGGCAACAAGATAAAGGTAGAGGATTATCAATCGATCCAACAGAATCATTAGAAAGAAATAATATCGGTAATCAAGGATCACACTTTACTCTTGGTAATGCACGTACAGTAGATGAAGCTTGGGTAAAATTATCTGGCTACGAAATAAATATACCACAAATAGAAACAATCTTTTTAGTCATTACAGTAATGGATGAAGATGTAGTTATACGTTTTCAACTTAACCCTTATGGTCAACAACTACCATTTTCTTTTGGTGGCTTATATCAAGACTCACATAAAACATATGGTCAATCTTTATACGACATCATGTTACCACTTCATGATATTGCAACATGGTTGTTACGTTCACGTATAGACAACGTGCAAGCTGCATTAAACAATTTAATCTTTGTTGACCCAACACAAGTCTCTGTACCTGACTTAATTGACAGAAATCCGTATGGCATCGTGCGAACATTACCTGGGGCTAAAGCGGGAGACGGAGTATTTATATCGCAAATCCCAGACGTTACTCGTGGTCACTGGGGAGACATTGGTCAACTTGGTGAATTAAAACAACGACTCTCTGCAGCTTCCGATGCACAACAAGGTATGCCAACTGGTGAAGTACGTACAGCAACAGAGATTGCTCGCCTAACGCAGTTAGGCTCACAACGACTAGGTGGATTAGCTCGTATCATGTCGGCAACAACAGTACGACCAATGGTACGTATGATGATTGCTAATATACAAGATGCTATTGCTTATGACGGATCAATACGAATGGATCCATACAATATGCCAACACAATTAGCTGACATGGTGGACGATGGATACATCGATTTCAGTGTACAAGATTTACAAGGCGATATTGATTATTTGGTTATCGATGGATCACTTCCTATCGAGCCAACACGTAATGCTGAAACGTGGATGAATATGTTGAAAGTTATGGGGGAAACAGGATTGAATATGGAATACAACACAGCTAAAATTGCTGAAGAAGCAATACGTGCTATGGGTATATCTGACTTGGATCAGTTCCGTATTTCTAAGGAACAACAAGCTCAGGGTCCATCACCATCACAACAAATGGCAATGATGGAAAAAATGCGTGGTGCTTCTGTACAACCTAATGAACAAGTTCAACGTGACGTAGAAGCAGGTAACCTAATCCCAATGATGGATAAAATAGCAGGAGGAAATAGATGACACAAACGATTCCAAATCCAGAAGTATTAGAAAAAAATATTGATGCGAAGACTCGTGATTTTGTTAAGTCTCATGCCTCTACAATTATAGAATCTAACGGAAAAGAAATAATAAAACTACGTTTAGAAATAGAAGCCTTACACAACAAGATAAAAAATTTAGAAGATACAATACCAACCATCTTTAAAGGATTAGTGGATCAACCTGTATCTGATTTTAAAAAACAAGTCACAAAAGGTGACGTCATACGATTTATGAAAAAAATGGGATGGAGTGAGTAATGGCTGAGACGCAACCTCGTGGTGAACAATTACGATTCCTGTCATCCAAGACAGGTACACATAACCTAGATACATATTTAGAGTCAGCAGAAAGAGGATCAAAAAGCATTGGTGATATGCTTGGTGATATCTTTGATTCATCTGGTGTGTTTGATGCAACGAATTTTGAATTTCAATTTGATCCTTCCGACAATCAACTAGAAGTAAGAGTTGGCGGATCGTCAAACTCTTACGTTAACATTACAAGCTTCTTTAACATCAGAGGTGCATATTCATCATCATCAACGACATACAAAAATTTTGATTTAGTAACTCGTTCCAATGGTGATGTACATATTGTACATGGATTAGCATCTAACACCGCAACAACAACTTTTGCAGATGATGCAGCAGTTAACTCATCATCTAACACAACAAAATTAGTAGATGTCTCTGGTGCAGCAACACAGGCAGCAGCAGCAGCTTCGTCTGCCACAGCAGCCGCTAACTCAGCGACAGCCGCAGCTACGTCAGCATCGGCTGCCTCTACCTCTGAGTCAAACGCATCAAGCTCCGCATCGACAGCATCTGGTCATAAAGATACAGCAACAACCAAAGCATCTGAAGCATCAACATCAGCAAGCAATGCAGCGACATCCGCATCAACAGCGTCAACGCAAGCAACGAATGCTGCAAACTCGGCAACTGCGGCAGCAACTTCTTTATCAACATTTCAGGGTCAATATCATGGAGCATCATCATCGGATCCTACAACTAATCTTGATTCTGGTGATTTGTATTTTAATACTTCATCAGGTTTAAAAGTTTACAATGGATCAGCATGGGAAGATATAAAACCAACATCTTCGGAACAAACAGCAATTAACAATGTTAATTCAAATTCAGCAAATATAAATACAGTTGCTGGTCAAAATTCTAACATAACAACTCTTGCTGGAATATCTAGTGACATAACTGCTGTAGCTGGAATATCAGCAGATGTTGCTGCCGTAGAAAATAAATTAACAGAAATACAAGCCGTAGCAGATGACTTAGCTGAAGCATCAAGTGAAATAGATTTAGTTGCTGGAAGTATAGCAAATGTAAATACAGTTGGCGGAGCAATAACTAACGTTAACACTGTAGGAGGAGCAATCACAAATGTTAATACAGTTGCTTCAAATATAAGTGGCGTAAATAGTTTTGCCGATAGATATCGTATTGCTTCATCAGCTCCCTCTTCTAGTTTAGATCAAGGTGATTTATATTTTGATACCACTGCGAACGAATTAAAAGTTTACAAATCTAGTGGTTGGGCAGCAGCAGGATCAACAGTCAATGGTACATCAGCAAGATTTCAATATACAATATCAGGTACACCAACAACTGTTACAGGATCAGATACTAATGGAAATACACTAGCTTATGATGCTGGTTTCATCGATGTGTATCTAAATGGTGTTAAGCAACTTAATGGCACAGATGTAACTGTTACTTCAGGAACGTCAGTTGTTTTTGCTTCAGCTTTAGCTAACGCAGATATTGTAGACATTGTTGCTTATGGTACATTTTCTTTAGCATCTTTTGCAGCTACAGCAATAACATCAGGAACTTTAAATAATGCGAGATTATCATCTGATGTAACACAAAATACAGCTACACAAACATTAACTAATAAAACAATTAATGCTTCTAACAATACTCTCAGCAATATACCAAACTCTGCTTTAGCAAACAATTCTATAACCATTAACGGAACAGCCGTTAATCTAGGTGCATCAACAACTTTAGCTGACAACAGCGTAGTAATGGCAATAGCTCTTGGTTAGGGACGACTAAATATACGGAGGAATGTAAGAGAAAATCATGGCAAATAATTTTTCACAAGCAGACGCTACATTAGCAAACAATACGTTAACAACTGTTGTTTCGACTACTTCTAATAAACAAATTGTTATTGGTTTATTAATTTCTAACACAGGCTCATCATCAATTAATGTTACAGCAAAATTGAATAATGGATCAGCAGACAGAAGTATAGTAACTAATGCACCTCTGCCAGTTGGCGGCAGTATCGAGTGTATACAAGGCAAGCTTGTTATCCCTTCTGGAGGAGCAATTAAGGTACAATCTGATAATGCAAGTGGTAATGCGGATGTTATTGTATCTCTGTTAACGGATGTAGCATAACATGCCGTATTTAGGTACTCCTCCACAATCAGGTTTTATATCACAAGAAGCTAACCAGTATTTTACTGGACTAACGCAAAACTATATAGACTTAAACCAAAGCATAAGTTCTCTTAGTTCCGTTATCGTTTTAGTTAATGGAGTAGTTCAAGAAAATTCAGATTTAACTTTAACTTCGTCTACAAGAATTACTCTTGGAGATACTTTGGTATCCGCAGACAAAGTTACATGTATTTATGTAGCTAAAATTTCTAGCACACAGGCTCCTGCGGTGGGAACAGTAACCAACGACATGCTCTCAGGAAGTATAGCAAACTCTAAACTTGCTAACTCTAGTATTACATTAAATGGCTCGGCAGTTTCTTTAGGTGGTAGTGCTACTGTAGATAATACTCCTATGTGGGTTGCAACTATGTCAGCAGACCAAACAGGTGGTAATAATTCTATGGTTAAAATAAATTATAATACCGAAGTTTTAGATACTAATAGTGCTTATGATACAAGTACCTATCG